CTACTGCATGGTCTGCAAATAGAACATATAGGCAGTTAACTCCTATATCCCCCTCCCATTTATCTCCTCTTATATAGCCCTTAGAAGGCTTATATAGTGGAGTATTGTGGAGCATAGTGGAGAATCATACTATCAATTACACATCAAATACTATCATTATATATAGTTAAATATACCTATGTAATGGAACGTTACCATTTGATGCACGTAATGTCAATAGGGCCCATATAAAGCATATTGGCCAATATTTGTCAATAGCTTTCATATAAAATTCCAGGAAATTTTTTTATTTGGTCGTAAAGAGCAATTTTGGCCCATATATATGGCAAAAAATTATGTCTAATTCTGCATTATTTGTCTCATATAATGAGATATTCTATGCACATTTTGACAGATTATATTAGATTTATTATACATTTTCCAGGGTTTTTTATATGTGATCGTAAAGAGAAAATTTGGCCCATAAGATGGGCATACAAAAATGGGACATATAGCTAATTAAAGCCATATGCCCCATAGGGGAAGTTATATTAGAATGAATCTAGATCCATTATGTATTTGCTATCTCTTACTCTTGTTTCTTTCAAGGAGTCTATAGTTAGGTTTCTATCCACCGCTCCATATTTTGCTTCCAGCATATCATTGAGCGCATCTGCTAAAAGCAATCCTTCGGATGTATATCCTTTATCCCATTCTGACTTTAATCTAAGAGAATTATATTGGATAATATATCTAACTAGTTCCATTAGTCTATCTTGGGTATACAAGGTATGTTCAGTTGTTAATACATTTGCCATTACGGCAGGTGAGAAGTTAGCATTGTTTAGATAGTCTGTTAGTTTTTCTGCCGCCTTGAATTCGTTCGCTTTAGCCATTGAGTTCCGCCTTTCGTTTTGATTATACCATTGACCACTGACATTTGTAAATGAAGCGAGGACCCTCCCCTTTCCCGTTTCCCACAGAGAGGAGGATCCCCACACTTAGTTTGTTACTTGACGTTCTTCTTGTCTGTGAAGACTACGCCTTCTTGTGCTGCCTTGCTGATAGCTCCTAGAGCTGCAGCTGAGAAGCGGCCACGCTTGCCCACAGAAATTCCCTGGGTCTTTAGGTACTCACGAGTTGTTGTTGGTGTTGATGTCATTTGTTTGATCCTTTCTAGATCAGTTGTTATATATATTATATCCGAATTTCGGCGATTTGTAAATAGGTGCCGTAAAGCAAAATTTTTGCCCGTGCCCTTAGATTATGACCGTTATGTCCGAATTGTCCATAACAGCCAAACCTATCTTTATTTAGTTGTAAGTTCTAGTTCTTCCACATTATAGGGCTCTATTTTATTGCCCTTATTGCGAGCAGGTTCTTTCTTCCAGTCTTTCTTAGGTGTTGCCACTGCAGCATTCCAAGCGTCATCATGGTTATCTGCCGTTACAATAATGTAATAGTCTTGTACTATGTCTCCATAGACTTTCCACTCTTTGCTCATAGTTCCACCTGTTCTATCTTATCTCTAATTAATTTAGAAATGATGTTGTGTGCCTCGATATTTTCTGTTTCGGACCCACCCCACAACAAAGCTTGGGCTTTACTAAGTTGATCGTTTAGATACTTATCACTCATCTTCATCTTCGTCCTCCTCCTCTTCATCTTCAGGGTCTACGATGTAGTCCCTGCTCATCATCCAATCTAAAACTTCTTCTTGATGTTGTTCGGCGCCCCATTCCAAGGAGAAGCCCATACCAGCCTCCACAGCCTCACACAGGTGGTTCCACATGTCATCTTGGGTTACCTTGGCAACATAGGTGTCATCCTCTAGGATGTTATTAATTGTTGACCATGTCCATAGCCAAACTAATGATAGGCCTAAGTCTGTATCATCTAGAATCTCTAGACACTTGTTTAGTTTATCTTTATCTTCAGGTTTCATAGTGTGCGTTCTCCAATCGCAAATGATAGTTGGTATGTTAAATTATATAGTTCTACTAGCATATCTAGGCGCCCTTCACATTCTGTACGAACCATAGAATCCATTGCCTCTTCAGACAACTCCTCTTGTTCTAATGCGCTTGCTAGGTCCTGCTCAGCAATCAACATTAGATTCTTTAGTTCGCCGTGCATTATATCTAATCCACTAACACCTGCATTGACTAAGCGTTGCAAATGAGGTGGGAGACCAATGTCTTCTGAATTCATTATGCCACCATTTCTGTAATAGTTAGCCAAGTTGTACAATACTTGCAATGCTCCATTTGGAGCGGGGAAACAACAGAATGAGTACTATCTATAATTTCCTCAATCTTATCTAATACATTATCTAGTGTCATTAATATACCCTTTCGTTATCAATCATTATATCAGAGGCCACTGACAAAATATGTTCCATAGTATCAATGGCACCCATGTAATAACTATCTGATTCAAAGTATTCATCTTCAGATATAGGGATGTTATTTCTAGCATCTTCTAAATCTTGTTCTAAACTAATCTTATGTATCTTTAGATACTCCATAAAATGTGACGACTTAGTCATGAATATCCTTCTTTCCCGTTTCTCTATTATGTATTGCGGTAACTCCGCAAACACAATAAAAGTATCCTGGAATGTCATCACATTCCCAATAATGATTATGCATTAGTCAAAATACCCTTCTGCCCATAATCCCTGGAGAAAACTAACTGTCATCTCCAAATTAGTTCTAAGTTCTGTCTTGTCCATTAAATCGGACGGGGATCGAAGATAGAATAACTTAGCATCATGTACTGAGTTAATCATAGTATCTAAATCCTTTTTATCATATCCTAACATCATAAGCAGAACTCATCTCCCTCAATATAGCCATAATACTCATTGTATGATTGTTTTAGGCTATCAGGAGCAAATTGCATGAACATATATTCAGCATAATCGCTACCCTCATCTAAATTTTTGCTGTTCCATTGTTCAAAGAGATGTTGCTCAATATCTACTTGAATTGCTCCAAGGATATGTTCTCCTACTGTATCTGTAAATGCTTCCATTATGCTTCCGCCTTTCTATATTCGGGTACTTTAGTGTCTAAGTATATCTTATGGGTCTGACAAATTGCGACAGCCTCTAGGTCTGCCTCACCAAGCCAATTACAATTAGAACAAACATAACCGCAATCATTGTCGCAGTATTCCATTTGGTCAGTTGCATCACAATCACGGCACATGTTATCGTATTCTGATTCTGAGATAACTTCTCCACGGAGGAATTCCATTTCTCCACCCCAGCCTGTTTCTTCTTCATATGATAAAGTAAATAGTAATGTTGGGTATTGTGCAGATAGTTTAGATATAGCACCAAGAGGTCGTGACCATGCAGTATTAAAGTTATAATGAACTACATAGTTCTCACCATTTTCTGCTTCTTCCATATTAGTATCAGGATACTTATCATCTTCTGATACAGCCACATCCCATTTGGTTCCCCATTCACGGACATTAAAGTTGTACCAGTCATTGGTTTCAAACTTCATTGCCTGAGAAAAATCGGTGGAACGAGGAGGTTGTCCATGATATACCTCATCAGTAATACCAGCATCTCTATAGTTATAGATATTATGAAAAGCAAAGATAGGATTAACATACTTAGTCTGCTTGACATCATATGCTAAATCACCTACTGCAGTAATAGAATAAACAAATGGCTTATTCATCTGCTTGATTAAAGATTTTACTTGCTCAGGATTACCTTCAATTGTTAAACCGTTAAATACCCAATTTGGCATTTTATATCCTTTCGTTGATATGTTCCAATTATACAATGGACCACTGACATATGGAATAGATTTTGCCTGTGATACAGGCCACATAATTCAGCTTTGTGGTCAAGATCACAAAATATTCAGGCGTTTTGACTTGACTTCGTAAAATAAAATTGTTACCCTTAGTCTTTTGCGGGCCAAAAAGAAACCCCCAGCCATGAGCTGGGGGGTATGAATATGGCTGCTGATTTCCAACGAAAGAAATAAACCGCTTTACTTA